GGCGGCAAGTCTTCTTCCATTTCTCGTATCTTTTCGCTATAGAGAAGGGATTTTAGTTCGATATTACTGAGTCCTCCAAACGCGTCAGTACTTACAAACCAGGCAAAGAGCACAAGATTCATAACCATGTCGTCGTGGGTGTTTCCTCGTGCAGCATAGCTGTCACCCTTTGGTTCAAAGCTACTAAGTTCAACTATTGTATCTGCGTCACAAACCTGAAGTTTGCCACTTTCTAATAGATCTTTTAGGTTGCTGCACCCAATACGCTTTACACGTTTTGTCATTGTCACACCAATACCACTTGACTTTACAGAACTCTGTACAAACGTGTTGTCATACTCATAGTCGTAATAGATCGAGTTGCATACCACTTGTCCAGCATCATTGTTTTCAACTATTACAAGTGCATCGTTGTATGTCTTTGCGGCACGAACAATAAACTCTGGAAACATAAGTGGAGACACAAGGTTGTCTCGATATGTACACACCTGCTTAAATGTGCCGTCTACGCCAGATATATCAAACACAGTAAATGTACTGTAGTCCTGGCCGCGACCTTTACTGACGTCAGCAGTTATTATATAGTCATGACCTTCAATTGGTTCAACATAGTAACGTATGCCATGTTGAAGTTGTAGAGGTTCACGTGACTGCAGTCCTAGCAATGTGTCTGAACCTATTAGCGTCTGGGAGCTGCCAATAAAGTTTACTTCAAACTCCTGGGCAAATTGAAGTTCGCTGCTGTTTGCAATCGTCTGACGTTTCCACTCGTCGTCTCGTCCAGGCACGTCATTCCATCGAATAGTAAATGGTTGAAACTCGTTTGTGGCTTGTATCGCACCCTCCCAAAGCTTATAAAACATATTACCAATGCCATTAGGAGTACTTGTAATAATAACCTTTGTGTCTTTTCCAGACGAAATAACGGGATAGGTACTTGTATAAAACTCGTTTGCTCCATGTACGAATGCAAACTCGTCAAGGAAAATAACATTCATTGAGAGTCCGCGAATACTTGAACCGCTTGTTGCAGCAGCAATAATCTCAGAGTTGTTGCTAAATTTTATGTTTCCCTTGTTTAGTATTTTACAACCAGGTTGCAAGAAAAATGGCAAGTTTTCAAGCATAAGGGTAAGACGAGACAACATCTCGCGTGCAGTCGCTCCTTTGTTTGCAAGTATGCCTATCTTTTTATCAGGGTTGAATATCGCGTAGTGAAGCAACCACGCAACACTCGTCACAGACTTACCGCTCTGGCGACACGCAAGAATAATACTAAAGCGATTGTGTGTAAAGTGATCGACCATCTTTTCTTGATAGCCGCGCAGCTTAAAGTTTACAAGTCCGCGATCAAGGTTTATAACCTTTACATAGTGTTCTGCAAAGTACGACACACTTGCCATACATTTTTTATACTCGCTTATCTCGTGAGCGGTAAACTGCTGCTGCACTCCATCACGTTTGATGTATGGATTGCCATTATATGAATCTGGAGCGGTCATTCAACGTCAATAGCCTCATCATCAACATTACCTCTCAGTAACTTTTGTAGTTCTGTAGTGGTACCAACAAATATAGCATTATTAGTGGTGCTCGGTGCTGGAGTTTGTCCGCGTTTATCTTCAACCTGTACAATTTTCTTGCGCTCTTTTTGTAGACCTAGCAGCTGTCCGTTTATGTCAGCTGCAGTTTTTATCATACCAGCAAGTACCTCAAACGCACGTGGGTGTTCAGCATCAGCTGCAAGAGCATGCATCGTGCTTATAGCCTCGTCACTCGTATCAATAAGTTTCTTTATGCGTTCCCTCGCAAACTTGTAGTCTTCTTCAGCGTGTAACACAATTTCGTCATGAGACGGCCCAACTTGAGTGCCAGTGGCGACTGCAATTTCATGTTTTACTGGTAAGACGTTTTTTTCAAGAGATGCCAGTATGGTATCTTTGTTCTTTTTCATAATTATGGATTCTCATCAAAGCCGTATGTAGTGATTACAGTATAATTTTCTGGAGTGTCATTCTCTGGATCACCAAGTTCAACGCGCACGCCGTCAATAGGTAAAGAATCCGGAGTTATTGGGACGTCATACAAGTCAACGTCAACAACTTTAATAATTTTTGATGGGCCAGACTGTATGCCCATAAACTTAAACTTGATATCAAAATCTAATGTATAGATGATTGTACGACGACTGTTTCCAAAGTCACCTTCATAGTCATCTTGTATATTTGTGCTAGTTAGCAGTATAGGCACATCAGTAATTGAGCCAGGCCCTTCAAGATCCTTTACAGCAACAACATAGTCTGGTGTAAAGTACGGGACAATCTGCTCAAAAATTTGAAGCGCGTCATCCTGATGATGTGCAAGTATGCTTAGTTGAATACTAACTTTATACGGTATGCCCTGATATATTTTTGTCTTTGTGTCAGAGTCACCTTCAACAAGATATAATTTGCTGTTGAGTTTATTTAGTTTGCTTGTTGAGTCGTAAGCTATCGAAGTAATTTCAAAACTCATACGAGGCAGTTTGATGGCAATGTCTCCATACTCTTCCATATGCATACTTGCTAAACGAGCTAAAAACTTCTGTTTAGGACCATAGGAAATTGGTACGCGTTGAATGCCAGTCATCTTACCATTTACCTTTTTCGCTATAGAAACGTCGTTAAAGATTGTGCCAAAAACAGCTACAATCTTTTTAAGGTTGCCATTATAGTAGTATGATGAATTTAACATGGCTTATGATGGGTCTCCGAACGGGTTGCTTTCGCTAAAATCGATATAGTCATTACCAGCAATTTCAAATGAACTGTTTTGCGTGAGATCGTCATTGATGAAAAGTGCTGCATCACCATCAGTCAAACCAACTACTGAATTTATGATTGAAGAAGTGTTAGATGTTTGACCCTGTAGAGCAGCATATAGAGTCGGTTGATTTAGTCTTTCAATTGGTGATAGAGTATGAAACTCTCCATCATTGAACGTTAGTATGCCTAGAGTAGCAATCGTTCCCGTTGGTGTGTGTTCATACTGCAACAATTCTGCCTCTCCAGTAACGACAGGCTCACCAGGAAGATTCGGAAGAGTAATTGTTAGCGTTTCACCAAGATTGTGAACGGGCCCGCCGTCGAAATCGAGTTCTACTCGAGTGCCCTGAGTATGACCAGCTTGTATTGTGTCAATCTCTTCGATTCCAGTATCAATCTCTTGACCACTGTATTCGAAGAGTTCACATATAAGTTTGAATGTCGGGATGACTCCCTTTGTGTCGCCACTGCCGCCAAGTTGGAAAAATGGACTCTTGTCTTCAACAAACTTAATTTCAAAGAGTCCTCCAGCGAGTGGTAAATAGATGAGATCACCTTCACGTGGTCGAACGCTGTCGTTTGTATAGCCATGACGACCGATAAGAGAGTTCCATCGACGACGACTGCATACGAGTGTGACTTGATCGCGAATTTCAAGACCAAATTTTGTCATAAGGTCGCCGTCTCCTTCGAAACCATCAACACTCTCGATATACATTTCGATCATAAACGAAGTGTCAAAGCTTGATATTACATCTTCGTTGAGTATAAAGTCTTGCTTTACAATTTTACGCGGGATATAGTAGACATCATGCCCCATAATTTTCATAGACTCGATAAGCAGATCTTCTAGAAGATTCTGTTCGGGTCTATAGCGTTCACTAAAATATACACTGCGTGGCATAATGTGTTATCCCATATAAAAGTCTGGCGGCATTTGATATTTGGTATCAAAGTCGGTCTCAATTTTTTCAATGTCTGCAATCGCATCTTCGTAGATTGCGCGACCGTTTAGTGTCACTCCACCAGGAAGAGTCATGCCTTCAAATTTCAACAAGTTTGTTCCCCACTGTTTTTTCAACAGTGCAGTAAGATATTTCTTGAGAAGCATATCGTTGTAAACATCTTTAAAGTCATCAGGATCGATGGTCTGATAGCCTTCAATAATAATGTATTGACCAATCTGTACATAGGTTTTCCAGTCATCTTGAATGCTTAATCGATTCATATGACGAGTAAATATAATCTGTTGGGTTGAACCTGTAAGTATAAGTTCAATCGCATTCATATACTGTTTGGTCATCTCATAGTTGATGAGCGAGTCAGGCTTGCGAAGACCGTAGAGGTCGTTTAAAAACATCTGATACTTTACACTAAACATGTCAGCAGCATCTCCGCTGCTCAAGTTTAAGACTCGCAGCACCGAAATAAGTTCATCAGGCAACGTAAGATAGTTGTTGACGTAGTCTATTTCTGTGACTTGATGTTTATAGAATGTACGTACGACCGCGTCGCTGTGATACTCTTGATAAAATTGAATTGCTTCGTCGATACGATCTTCAATCTGATCTTCGTCGATATTGATTTCAAGTACTGGAGCACCAAGAGCACGAAGGCAATAGTCTGCTAATTCTTGGCGTGTTGTTGGTTTTGCCATAATATACTATTTATAAGTTTTTCACTACTGTCACAGTCTTTCCGCCAATCGTATCGGACCCAGCAGTCCAAGTGGAGTCAGATGCACGAGCGTAAATTGTAAATGGAGAGGCAGTGCCTACTAAAGTAGTCGATACATCTATAACTGATCGTGCAACATAGCAGTTAAGAGTGTTAAGACTGGTGCAATACGCGAACGCTTCATCACCAATGCTCGTCACGCTGTTGGGGATCGTGATGCTGGTTAAGCTAGTGCAATAGTAGAATGCCAAATTCCCGATGCTCGTCACGTTGTTGGGGATCGTGATGCTGGTTAAGCTAGTGCAAGAGTAGAACATATACTCACTGATGCTCGTCACGTTGTTGGGGATCGTGATGCTGGTTAAGCTAGTGCAACCCGCGAATGCACCTTCACCGGTGAAGGTCACGTTATCGGGGATAGTGATGCTTGTTAGGGCGGAGCAAGATTGGAACGCATAATCACCGATGCTCGTTACACTATCGGGGATCGTGATGCTGGTTAAGCTAGTGCAAATAGAGAACGTATAAGCGTCGATCATCCACATGCTATCGGGGATAGTGATGCTTGTTAGGGCGGAGCAAGATTGGAACGCATACTGACCGATACTCGTTACACTATCGGGGATCGTGATGCTGGTTAGGGCGGCGCAAGATTGGAACGCATACTGACCGATGCTCGTAACATTATTTCCAATAAGCGCTGAAACGATATTAGAATTACTAATCTGCCAATTGTCTGGAATGACTGCTATATCAAAAGATTCAACATTTGAGTCTGTGTAAGTAATAACAGTTTCCATGCTCTCTTGACCATGACCAGATGTTCCCGCTGCACTCCATATTTTTCCAGTTAAATTAGAAGAGTATACACTCGAGCCTGGTGATAAGTACTCAAATAATAACACCCCACCGCCGGCTGGTCCGTTGCCAAACTCTATTGTCAACGGATAGTAAAGACCTGCAACCATATTAAATGTACCTGTACTTTCTTGAACTGGGTGTTGACCAGGCACACTTACTACGCTGTTACCCATAAACCGGTTGACATCAAATGCATTAGGACCAAGCCATAGATAGCTAGCGTCGTCAGAAGCGAGTTTAAATGTATATAGTCCGCTTACATCAGGTTTAAAATAACCTCTTATAATAAGACTCTCGTTGTTTGGAACATTAGAATAGTTTCCATAGACAATACTCGCAACTTCTTTAGATTTTAAAGCTGGACCTACACGATTATTTGGAAGTGATTGAATTGGCAATCCTCCAGCATGAAAGTAGTATACACCTTTACCAACTGCAGGGAAAGGTTCACTCAATGACTCTAGTCTATCATATTCTGACGCTGGGGAAAATCCACTTTCTGCCCAACCATCGGCATTAACGAGATCTCCAATGCGTGTTATCTGATAATAGCCAACATCACTTGTTCCTAATTCAGCTATGTTTATATCATTAAAAAACGTGTTGTCGTCGTTAAAATATCCCCAGTATTGCTTTGTGTATAATCCTGATTGTAAATTTAATCCACTTACGTCCCATGAATTTGGATCACTAGAAACAGTGGTGCCATACTTGTATGACAAATCCAATCCAAGGCCAAATCTAACTCCTTGAAACATAAAATTAAAACAATACTGTTACGTCTGCCGCAGCTATAGTAGTTCCGGTTTGAACGATACGCTGACCACCAAGTGGCCACACTCCTGGACCTAGTGTAAGTACAGCGGTATTTCCGTCTACACCTTCAATCACAACGTCTCCGTTAGCGGTGCCAGGCGCGATATAGAGTCCAGCAAATACTTTTCCGACAGTCGGTGTATAATAGCCAGTCGTAAAAGTCAACGCTTCGTATGCAACTGCAGATGTGTTTTGATGTATTAAACCTTTTTCGTAGATATTCGTGCTCATAATGTCTATTTATAGTTATTTTTCTTTGGCATCAGGAATTGCCATGCCGATGCAAAGCGACAAGCAGAGCGCAAAGCTTATAAACAAGAAGCGTCTCAGCTCATCCATATTTTCGCCAAGGGCACCCTTTTCGTCTGAAGCAGAAGCAGTTTTGATTTCAATCACTCGATTTATCTTTGCGCAAAGTTGATCTGTGACGGTATAAAGATTTGGCAACAACTCGTTTATTGCTTTGGTGTTTTGTGTCTCTATAGCTGCATAGAGTTCGACAAGTATCTTGTTTACCACGTCGTCCTGTGAACGAATGAATGCTGACTCTTCGCTCTCTTCTGGCAGCGCGTTTGCATAGTATTTTTGTAGCAAGATTGCATTTTTTGCCTGACCTTCTTTTAATCGATGCAGCGCGTCTTGTGAGGATATCATACCATAGAGATATTTTACAGTAGTGTCTACAAGCGTCAAGCCGTACCAGTCAAAGCTCAAGCCAATATCACGAGTAGCAGACTGTGTCTGAACTGTTGCAGCAGAATAATGGCGCTGCATGGTGTTTAACGAGCTGTATCCACTAATAACAAACGCGCATATAATTGCAGCGAGTACGGTTATCATTAATTTTATATTCATGGCTTTTTCACATATTTTTCTGGTGAGCGTTCAAAATTCTTTGCGAGCT